CGGGGGGTACCCCGAACGTCGGGACGAGCATCTGGCGCGAGTAGGTCTCCTGGACGACGCCGCTGGCGGCGAGCGTCAGGCGCCCCTGGGCGTCCACGGTGAGGTTGGTGCGCGTGTACGGGCCCGGGGCCACGCCCGTGTTCGTGAGGTCGACCGCGACCGGACCGTCATCCACCCCCGAGTTGGTGATGGTCGTGCCGACGCCGGCGCTCAGCACCCGGTTGTCCGTGAGCGCGGCCGCGACGCCATGCGTGATGAACGGGGCCGTGCTCGGGGCAGCTCCGCCGCCGCCGCCGCCCGCGATCTCGTCGATGGCGTCCTGGACGTTCTCGGACACGAGGCCCGACACACTGTTGTCGTAGAAAAGCGACGTGCCGATCGTGAGCGCCTGTCGAGTGACGGCACCGACTTGTGTGATCGTGCCGTACTCCGACGAGGCCATGCGCAGGTACGCGGTGCCGCCAACGCCAGTGCTGTTGATCGTGAAACCCAGGAACCCGGGGGCTCCCGTGGTGGTGTCTCCCAGGAGGGTCCGGCGAAGGGTCAAGGACAAATCGCCCGGGGTTCCGGCCGCGTCCGCGTTGACCTCGATCGCCTCGGTGATGGCGCTGGCGCCGTCGACCGTGAGCTCGCAATCCTCGAGGATCAGGTTCTCCGACCACGTCTGGATCGAGAATTCCGTCCCGACGCCGGCATTCTGAACCTGCTGGAACTTCGTGCCCGGACCGAACAGGGCCGTGACGCCGCCGAACTGCGTGGGGTCCACCTGGCCGATGCTCGGCCCAATGAACATGCTGTCCTTCGTGATGAGGGCCGAAGTCCCTACCGTCGCGGACACGACGAACGCCGTCGAGGTGTGGCTGAACGCGTCCGTCTGGATGACGCGGGTGTTGTCCAGAAACGCGCGGCCACGTTCGACCGAGATGCCCGAACCCTGGCTCGGTGCGCCGCCGCCGTTCTGCAACAACTCGACGTTGACCAAGTAGACGTCGCCCTCTCCGACTTTGCGCAGGAGGGCGTTCGTGGTGGCACCCACGTTCTCGAGGACGATGTTCGAGACGTAGCAGTATTCGCCCAGGTTCGGCATGCTGGCCGTGAACGTGAGCGCCGGCACCCCTCCCCCGTTGGCCGCGCGGATGTTCACGCTGCGGTCGAAGTCGGGGTGGTCCCCCGTGCCACCGCCCGAGCTCGGCCAGCCGATGACGTTGACGTAGGGGACGAACGTGATGTCCTCTTGGTAGAGCCCGGGACGCACCGCGATGACCATCGGTTGCGTCGCGCTCGGCGGGATGCCCCCGTTGTACGTGGCGTCCGTGACGGCGGCGAGGATCGCGGCCGAGACGGTCGAGAAGTCCGCGAATCCCTCGGCGACGGCCGGGTTGTTCGGGGCCGCGAGGTTGTCCTTGCCGCGGTTGGCGTCGACGTAGATGATCCGGCCGCTCGCGCTGACGTGCTGGACGAGGCAGAGCAGGCGGTTGAGGTTGAAATTCTGGTCGTTGGCCCAACCCTCGGCCGAGATGTCCACCGGGATGATCCCGGAGCCGTCACGGCGCTCGCCCGCGGCCACGAGTTTGAGGTCCCCGAAGAACGTGTCGTACCGGAGACGGACGTACTGTTCGTCCTGGGTCGGCAGCCCGGCGTCGATGACGAGCCGAATCAGGTATGGGCCCTGGTTGTCGACCGTGAAGGTGACGGGGCCCGGGCCGAAGATGTTGCCGACCAACGTGGCGGCAGACGGGTTGCGGTCCTTGTCCTCCGGGGCGAACGCGATGGACCACGCGTAAGTGTTCGCGGGACCTCCAACATCGTCGAGCTGGACGACATCCCCGGCGCGGAGGTCGTCACGGCTCGCTCCAACCACGGGATTGATACCGTTGACGAGACTCTGAATCAGTGCGGTAGCCATGCTGCTCCCTCGGCCGGGAATTCGGCGGTTCTATCCTTGGCGACCCTATAGGCCCGCCACCGAGCCCCTAGACGTAGAATTGCGCGGAGACGTCCTCCCCGAGGACGGTGAAAGGTGTGCGGACCCCCAGACGCTCCACGGTCACCCGATAGGACTGTCCAATGGCCTGCTCAGGCATCCGGGTGCGAATTTGGAGGATGCTGGGCGCGACACGCACCCTCGTGACTCCCGAGCCGGCCGGGACGAGTCCCACGGGACCCCCGTCGTTGCCCAGCAGGGTATCCAACCGATAGGAGCCCGCGTTGGGCCCTTCGGTGAAAGTCAGAGTTTCACCTTCCACCGCATCGGAAAAATCCTGGTTCGCATCTTCAAGTTCCCCCTCGGCGTCGGCCGTGGCCTCCCCGCTCAGGCCCGTGGGGCTCGTCACGTAGGGGCGCGCCACCAGGTCACCGTTCGCGTCCACATCGGCGCCCCAGATCAGGCTCTGGATGCCCACCACCCGGTAACGCCCGAGCGTCGCGGTGTCCTTGCCCCCGTTGGTGGGGCTCGCGTTCGGGCCATCGAGGATCTCAAGGGTCGCCCCCTCGCACACGGAGCGGAAGTCGAGGCTGACGTCCTGGAACGTCACGCGGCCCGGCAGCGTCACGCCCTGGTCCCCGACGATCTCCTTCATCCCGCAGCAGAACTTCCGGAAATCCTCGTAGTACCAAGGGTCGAGTTGGACCATCGGTTGCGCGCTGAACAGCGTGCCGAAAGCATCGAGGAACAGGTGCCGGTACTCGTACAGCGCCTTGGCCGGCTTGAGGGCCCGCAAAATCCTGATGTTGTTGCGCAACACCCGGAAAGGATCGATCGGGAAACCGGTGCCGATGAACCCCTCGATGAGCTCGCCGTCCGACGCCGTGTAGACCGTCTGGCACAGGACGTTGATCTCGAACTCGTGTTGCTCTCCGAACCCCCACGCAGAGATCGGGCGGTCGGAGAAGTCCACCTTGGCGATGACTTGGATGACCGCCTCAGTGAGCAGCTCGAGACCCTCCTTCTGCGTCTCCTCCGTGGCCCCCTGGAGGAACAGGACGAGCATGCGACGCAGGAACTCGCGGTAGCTCAGGTCGCCGTCCACCTCCGGGATGCCGCTCGGGGGCTTGTTGGTGTCCGGGAAGACCAGCGTGCCGATCATCTGCCAGAGGAACTCCGGCCGCGCGTAGTCCACGTCCGACTCGAGCCCCGCATCCTCCAGCGCCAGCTGGATCTCCGCGAGTTGCTCGGCCACCGCTTGGTACTGGAGGATGTAGTACGGGCCCGGGATCTCGGCCACGTAGTTCGAGGGGAGCACCTGCTGGAACGTCCGCAGGATCGCGTCCACGATGTCCCGGAGCGTGCGGACGCCCTGCTGCCCCGCCGCGGTCAACGGCGCGGGGTTCTGGTCCCGCGTGAACGGGAGGTACGGATCCTTGGGGATCAGTGGCGGCTTCTTCTCATTGGCCAAGACGCCTGTCCTCCGTGAAGGTGAGGGTGAAATTGCCCGTCACGAAGTACTCGATCTCGCTGGCCTCGATGTCCTGCGTGCGCTCCGACACGAAAGCCACCGTGTAAGTTGCGCGGTACGAGTGGTTGATCGGACGGTCGTCCGAACTGAGCGAGATCATGATGCGATTGGCCGTCAGGTTCCTGCGGATCTGCTGGATCTCCGCCGCCGTGTTGGCGCTCGGGTTCTGGATCGAGATCGTGATGTCGTCGCTGTAGTTGGGGATGACGATCCCCTGATCCCCGATGATGTACGCGTTGCCCGTTGCGTTCTTGAGGTTCTGCGGGTCCGCTGTCTGGAGGGTGAGCGCGAAGTCGTCTTGGAACACGGCTCGGAAGACCGTGTCGGGACCCCCTCCCGTGCTCGTCGGGTTGTTGAGCGCGTCGGTGAACAGCCACGTCCGCACGGTGTCGGTCGAGTACGGAGTGATGGTGTCACCGAGCAGGAGCACGACGTCGTCCGGGCTCTCGTTGACCACCTCCTCGCGCACCACGTCCGCCCCCGCCGCGCGCGTGAGTTTCGTGAGGGGCGTTTCGACGTAGGAGATCCCGCGCGTGTTGTCGATCACGGCGATGATGTCCGACTGACGGACGGCGGAGCCGATCGAGAGGGCCCGCAGGAACGTAGTCAGGTTCGTGCGCACGCTCGTGTCGATGGTGGAGGCGCGGGTGCCAGGGGTGCTCACGATGGTGGCGGTGATGTCCACGGGGACCGGGACGCCTGCTTTGGCGAGGATGTCCGCGGTGATGTGTTTCTGCGCGTCCAACGCCAACTGGACCGTGGGGATCACTTGGTTCAACTGGTACCGGACCGTGAAATTCTCCGCGTGGTCGTAGTCCACCAAGATGGTCTGACCACTCCGGATGTTGCTGTTACTCGTGCGTCGGATGGCGAGCGCGGTGGTCTGCGCCCCCGGGATGATGACGTAGTCGGAGACCCCGCTGGGGTCATCGGGGCCCCGGTACTCGATGGTGCCGCCGGTGTCGAACACGGACACCGTGAGCGGGTTGGCACCGAGGTTGTCCACGAGTTCATCGAACGTCCCGAGCATGATGTGCGACTCGCCCGTGATGGAGATGGAGTCTCCGCTCGGGACCCCGTTCGTCTGGATCACGTTGAGGAACGACTGCGCGCGCGTGGAACGCCCATCGATCAGAGGGTCATCGGGCTGGTTGAACTCCCAATTGTCGTCGGGCAGGAGACCCGTCACCTGACCCGTCACGGAGACCACGGAGTCCACCGGCTGACGCGTGAACACGAACTCCGTGGACGTGACGTACCGGTAGTCCCCGAGCACGACGTCTCCGAAGGTGACGGGAGGTTGGATGATCCCCTCTGACGTCGAGAGTTTAATCGTGCGGTAATCCTCGATCACCACATTGGTGAGGTCGAAGAAAAGGCCCGAGGAAGCGTTGCGGAGGCCGAGTCCAATGGCCTCGTCATCCAGCATCTCCGCGATGGGGTTCGCCGCGGACAGGTTCACGTCGAGGGCGCGGAATCTGTAGTCCAGGATGTTCCCGAGCACCACAAATTGCACGTCGGTAGCGATCTCGAAGGTGAAGGCGAAGGTGTCGGTGACGTTCCCGAGGGCCGAGCCGCGAATCCACACGTCGGCCTTCCCGCCCACGTGCTTCATGAAGTCGGTGTCGTAGTCCCGCTGCATCATGTCGTCGCCGGATGACACGACCATGGCCTCGCGCACTCCAGCCACGTCGGCGGCCACTTGAAGGGTCCCCCGCTCGGTGCCGCTGTCCACGGAGGACGGCGCGTTCCGGGCCCGCTCTGCGAGTTGAAGGTTCGTCTCGAGGTTGGTGCCCCCGAAGGTGGCGTTGCGGTTCGTGACCGAGAGGTTCGACAACCCGCTCACGATGGTGCGGATCTGTCCCGCACCGAGGTTCGATGAGTCCCCGGCGAGAGACGCCTCGACGGGCACGTCGATCTGGTAGAGGCCGTTCGTGGGGTTGAAGAAGGCGGCGACGTTGCCGATCGGGATCGATGCGTCCGTCGTGGTGGCGAACTGGACCGAACCGCTGGCAACGCGCGTCCCGAGGGGGATGAACAAGGTCTCGGTGGGGCGCGTCTGCGTGAAGAACGTGACGAAGCCCCGGGCGCGGACACCGGCGTTGCGGAAAACGTCGTTGCGGGCCGCCAGCTGGTTGAACGACGTGTCGATGATCGTCTGGATGTCGTTCGGGTTGGTCAGGGCGAACACGCGCCCCAGCGCCTGCTTGTACGGCGATCGGATGACGGAAGTGGATCCCCCGTTCGACTCGATCCCGTCGATCTGAAGCAGCGTGTCGAACGACTGGATGCGGTACATGAAGTCGACGAGCAGGCGCAGCCGCGTCACCTCGTTGGAGACCGGGTCCACGAACGTGTCGCGGATGACCGCCCCGGGCTGCACCGCGATCTGCGGCGTAGTCCGGGTGATGGACTGAATCGTCTGCTGGACGATCTCCAGGCGCGCGGGCGACGGGAAGGTGCCGACGTTCTCGTCGATGATTACCGGCTTCCCCACGACCTCCGCCGAGAAAGAAGATTCAACCTCTAGCTGCGTCTGCGGGTCGAAGTAGATGGCCGTGGTGACGTAGAACAGCGGCTCGGTGAGTGGCGCGCTGGCGAATTCCCCGACGGGGATCGTGGGCGGATTGCTCGCGGGTCCGAACTGACGGTTATGCCGGAACGAGTAGAACGCGCGGGAGACGAGGGAGTCCAGGGTGTAGGTGCTCCTGATCACGCGGGTCGTCTCCGGGACCTCGAACACCTCGATGAAATCCGTCCTGAGCAAGGCCTCCTGTTCCTGCTCCGTGATGGCCGCCGCGAGCTCCGGCGTCAGCGTGATGTCCTCCAAGTTCTGAATGATGTCGTTGCTGCTGGTCTGCGTCTCTTGGATATTGACGTAAAGCGGGTCCGCCGCGACCGTCCCGTCCGGGTTGGTCGCGACCGGGTTGTCCACTTGGAGGCTGCCGATCGTGGTCGTCTCCTGCACGACCACGAAGTCCGTGACCGCGTTACGGTTGATGAGTTGGTAGCCCGTGGCGCCGCCACCCTGGAAACGCGAGGCGTAGAAGTTGATGCCCTGGAACCTGGAGTCGTTGACCCCCTCCACGCGCACCTCCACCTCATCCTGAAACTGCTCGACGCTCACGTTCGTGGGGACGGTGCCCACGAGGCCGATGTCCGACTCTTGGACAAGGGTGACGTCGAGCCTCGCAGAAGCCGAAACGGCCCCCGCGAATGAGATTGAGCGCACCTCGATCACGTTCATCCCGGCCGCGAGTTCAAGTCCCTCGGGGAACGAGATGGGGTTGGGGAACGAGAAGGTGCTCCCCTCGAAAATGATCAGGTCCGGGTCGGACGTGAAAGCCCCTCCCCGGATGGAGATCTGCATGTCGACCGTGTCGGAGCCCATCGTCCCGCGGAAGAAACGCGAGGGGATGGTCGTCGAGAAGAGGGTGACTTCGCGGGCGACGCCGTCGGGTCCGATGATCTTGGGAGTCGATGCCATCGTCAGCTACCTCTCACCGTGGTGCCACCCCTGGGATGGTTCGCGTGCGGGGGTCGAGCCCGAACCCCGCGAGGCCGAGCGAGAGTCCGTTGCTTCCAGCCAACGCCGCCGTGCCCGGCGCCGCGAAGACCGTGGTGATCACGACGGGCACGTTGGCCGCGTTGGCCGCGACGATCACCGCCTCAAATATGGTGGGATCGAAATCCGAGGGCGTCGTGTCGATGGAAATCACCGAGGCGAGGCGCTGTCGCGGCGTGATGGCCTGGTAGCGCCCCGCGAAGTCTTGAAGTCGCTGGAACACCGAGAGGGCCGTGATGATGTCTTCGTTGATGGACACGGCGGCGTCCCCGAGGGCCTTGGTCCCGATACGCGTGAGGAGCAAGGTCCCGTACTCCGGGTGGAAGGGGTTTGAGTTCCGCACGGTGCTCAGGACCTTGAGCACGTCTTGGTTGAGCAAATCCTCGTTCTCGATCAGGAGCGGATTGCCGCTCGCAGCAATCCGGTAGTCGTTCTCGATCCCCCACCCCTGACAGCGACGGCACTGCTGCTGGTACGTGGTGTACGAGACCTTGAAAACGGGGTTGCCCCGGACGCGCTCGTTGAATTTCGGGAACCGGGTGGACACGTAACGCACGGACTGGAGACCGGGCGTCACGTTCACCACTTCGCGCTCGGCGAAATCCCAACTCGGGTAGACCTTGCGTCCTCGGGCCCGCGTCTGATGCACGAAGCCCAGGGAGACCCCGGACGGGCCGCCCACGCGGACCTGGGACGCGGGTCCCTGGTCCGAAAAATCCGTGATCAGCACGAACCCGTTTGTGTTCTGCGCGAGCAAGCTGACATCGTTGTTGCGGAAGGCAGCGTTCAGGACGTCCACGACCCGAGAGGTCTCCACCCGCTGTCCGATCGGCAGCACGATGTCGGCAGCCTGCTGGGTCCGGTTCGAGACCGTGACCGTGTTCTCGTTCTTGATCACCTTGAACGGCCCGCTCAACGAACCCGAGAGCGACGCCCGGCTGAACAGTCCCTCCTTCGGGATGGTCACGTCGTCGTTGGCCGTGATCCGAATCCGGGATGCAGACGCCACCGGCTGCCGCGTGGGGAGCTCCCGGCGGTCCGCCCCCAAGAGCACCTCTTCCTCGATGGTGAGGTGGGGACAGTTGTGCCCCAGCTGGAAATCGGTCGTCATGGGTCTACTGGGAGGGGGGCGATAGGCAAATCAGCAGAACGGGTCGGTGCCCGGCACGTTCGGCAGTAACGTGTCGTAGAAGGAAATCCCCGAGGGTTTGTCGGCCGTCCCGAGATTGACGGTGTTGAAATCGGGCTCCCCATCGGAGTTCAATTCGTAAAAAGTGCGGTCCATCTCCGTCACGATCCGCGTGAGGTGCAGATTGCGCGGGAACCGGTCCTCATTCGGGGGGAGGGACAGGTCGGGGACGGAGCCCCCGATGGACTGGACCAGGAGGATGTCCCGCTCCTGCGTGAGTTGCTCCCGTAGGTCCATGAGTTTCATGATCCGACCCTCCATGATCGTCAGCTCGGTGAGCTCCTGCTTCACCCACCGGCGCGCGTGGTCGAGGCGCACGGCGACCTTTCCGCTGGCGTCCCCCTGGTCGAAGTAGCGACCGACCTGCTTGTAGACGTCGCGCCGGTTGTTGGGACGCACGGGAGGACCACCTGGGCCGTAACCGGTGGTGCTCCCCGGAGCGAACGCGCCGCCGCTAGGCTGGTCGAAAGGCGTCGACACGAAACCGACGTTGGTCACCTGCTCGTTATGGTTGTCCTTGTCGCTCTCGACTGGATCGTCGTCCGTGGTGAACTCGATTTCGTCGGGCTGCAGCCACAGGGAGATCGCCATCGGGTTCCCCCCAGCGGCGATGTACGCCTGCACGAGTTTCTCGAGAGAGGACCCCTCGCTGACCTTGAATGCGCGCCGGACCTCCGTCACGTTCGAGACTTCCTGTTCGGCGCCCGTCTCGGTTATGACCGTCTCGTTGCGGCGCTCGTAGAACACGGT